CCTTTCTTCCTGCTCTCCAATCTCCTCATCGAGTGCCTTTTTCTGCCTGATGTCTATTGCTACTTCTTGAGCCGTTGGTTTTGGTGCCTTTGGTTTCTTCATTTTGTTTTCTCCAGATACTTGTACAACTGGAACGGTGTCCAGATGAACGGTCGGTTGATGCCTAGAATCTGTTTAACGTGTCCTACGCATGTATTGAGCATAAATAATGATTGCCTCGCGGTCTTACGATCGATTTTGACAATGATAACCTCATCGATTTTATCCATTTGTCGATCGATAGTAAACAAGTCCACATAGTGCATTGACTTACCATAGATCAACCATCGGCCTCGGTCTGCCATCATTAGATAACAGTGCTTGATGAACGGATGCAGTAACGGCGACCACCAATGGCCTGAGTCGTTAGTGAATACAATGTATGCATCAGAAGACACTAAACTGCACCTTGGCCTGTCTTGGTTGAGGTCTATGCCCTGACACCATTGACTCCTGCCATCCTAGTGCAAGGGTTTGTAGAGCATCGGCCCCGTGTGATGCCCAGTCATGAACAGGTGTATCACGGAACACTTGGCGCTTGTCGTCGTATTCTCGATGGTAGGATGCTATGCAGTTATAACCGTGTTCGGCCTTCTCGTCATCGATCCAGAATCTTGGGAACATCCGTCGCACTGCCTGTATGCCTTCAGCCTTCGTTCTCGGTCGTTGTACAGTCCTGAATGATATGCCCATCTCTCTGGCCACTTCCTTCCTGCTACGGCCTGACGTTAGCTCCCTGACCTCGATGTCGTGCGGTGCAAGGTGTGATCCTAGCATCACGTTATTGGTCGTCGCGTATTGGTTGAGCCATTGGATATAGTGCTCCATGCCCTTGGACGTGTTCTCATAGTATCCAATCAATCGGATCTCTTTGCCCATTGCTTGGAATAGCCAGATAGACATAGCATCACTAATGCCCAAATCCCATGCCGTATGGACTTGCAATGATGGCTCAACCGGTAGCCTTCCGACTCGTCCCTGCTCCTTCGCAGCTGTCAGCTGATCCGAGTAATAAGCCCCTGCTATCTGAGCCTCAAACGATCCATAGAACTCCTGCTGGATTAAGGCTTCGTCCATGCCCTCTAAGCGTTCGTTGTCGATGATGTCCGATGATATGACCGGTGATCCATCGGCCCGTTTGGTGTCGTTGATGGTCAGATTCTGGCAAAACCATTCGTTCGACTTCTTGGCCATCTGATAGAGACTGTGTCCGTGATTCTTTCCCCGTGGCGTGTAGATGAATACCGCCCATCCGCCATTCTCAGCTAGGATCGGCCTGATATAGCCCCATGCGTTAGGATCACATAGGCTCCACTCGTCAAACACCACTCCGACCGGATTAGATCCGACTAGGTTGTTGTAATTGTCCGACCCTGTGAGCTGCCATGTTGACCCATTGACCAGCTCGATCAACATCTCCTGTGAGCTTGTGCGCTTCCGTATGGCCTCTGGGAATACTTGACCAAGGATAGACCGGCCTTCTGAGTCTATACCCGACCAGATGGCTTTACGTGCTTGCGTTTGAACTGGGAACAGGTGCCAGTACGTCCCGACGCGCTTGAACATCTCCTTAGCTGTAAAGTTTAGAGTAGCTGCACCCTTGCCAGCTCTCCTGTGCCACACGATACAGGCACGCTTGGCCCCTGAATCCATAGCCTTGAAAAATGGGATCTGATGCGGTCTAGGTTCCCATTCGTGTGGGATCGATATGCTAGGCACTCTTGAAGTCTGACACCGTTATCTGAAGATCCCCACCACCCTCGCCAGTAATTTCTGTAGCCTTTAACTCTGGCAGATACTTGCCCAGCATTTTATGCCTAACATCCACCACCTTAGAGTACTTAGCCAGATCCTGACTAAATGTCTCAGATTCAGGGTCTAATTTCTCGATCTTCTCAATGATATCAAAAAGATATTGAACTGATCCCCTTTCTTGCATGTACTCTCGCAGTGCATCCTGTCGAGCTAATCTGTTTCTTGTTTTGGTGTGTAGGTTCTTACTAGTCATTGCTCTTACCCTTACCAAAGATCTTGTCCCAGTTGGCCGAATATGCAGCTCTGGAGTCCGTTGAACTCTTTCTAGCATGGTCACCCTTACCACCGTGAGACCAATTAGGAAAATGCCTATCAGCAGTTTTCTTGTCCAGCGTGTGGCGCATATCAGCCATGTTTTACCCTATGTTTTACGATATATGCTGTTTTGTTCTATGTATATAACCAATAGATCTAAAAAAAGATTTGACACGTTTCGCGTTATGCCTTACCTTCTCATTCGTGGTATCAAATTATACATTAAATCAGCAAGGAGTAACACCATGACAACAGCACGATTATATAACGCAGCCAAAGCCCAACAGGTAGAAGGTAAAAAAATGATTCTCGAATTATCCGACGGTCAACGGTTCAACGTCAAGGGTTCACGAGAAGCCAATAAGATCTGCAATGAGTTAAACGCTAAGCCTTGGAACTTCTAAGGCTTTAGGGTCTACCAGTTCGAGACTGGTACTGATGAGGCCACAAGGCCGAAACCCAAAACAGCAAGGAGTAACACCAATGCAAGCACAAAGAATCTGCAACAAATTGCAAGACCACGTTGACCACATCGCGGAAACTTTGCGAACTGGCATAACCTTCGAGGACGCCGGTATTGATCACGAGGAGAACGGGTGCGAGCCTGATGACATGATCAGCGCGTTTGATTGGCTACAGGACGCCTTGGATATGGAATTCACGATCTCAAGTGATGGCGAGTTTTTAGGCGCTCGAATCTTGGTTGCCTTCGGCGGCCCTAATATCTGGGTCGATACTCGATGGAATAAAGTCGAGGGGTCTTGGTGGACTGATTCGGCTTCGGCTGGGTTCTTCGATTCGATGGATATTCACGGCGCCTGCGCTGAATGGTTCGCTTGTCGATAACTTAACAACGGGCCTTCGGGCCCTTAACCAATCCGAGGGGATTATATTATGTTCGAGACAGAAACCTACCGCATTCCACACTTTGCCATCGTGGCGCTACTGTATGACGACTACAGCGGCATTCAGGACGACGACGAAGCATTCGTTGACAACTTACACCAATGGCTTGACGATCAACACGGCGAGGGCCAGTGGCATATTGGCGACGTTTCCGAACCCTATCATGGCCGCGCTGATTTCGAGCGTATTCTAGGCAATATCTGTAACGTCAACATTGAGGTGAGAATATGAACAACTGGCACAGTGAAACAATAAAACGATTCAAAACACTAGGTAGTGATGCATTACTCTATATCAGACAAGACGCCTACAATGCGGCAAAAGCTGGGGAAACGATTGATAATCCCAAGGTCGGGCAATATTGGGATGAGTTCCATTATGCCGCCCAAGAATTAAGACGGCGCAAGATTACCGCAGTAGAATTTAAGAGGGCATTATAGCATGAACCGATTAACCAAAATCAGCATTGCTGCGGCAGTTGTCGCGGCTTTGCTCTGGGTCTCAAATTGGGACTATGACCACGAGGTCACCATGTCCAAAGAATACCGATACAACGTCTGTTTAGGCTATTGGCCGGACTATGACGACTTAAAACCAGACTGCGAGGGCGTAAGATGACCTGGCAGCGTCATCCCCAATCAACTAGACCAATGAAAAGAGGGCCTAAACCATCAACGGGCAATTGCTCATCGATGGCCGAGTTAGAAGCCGAGGTTGCCAAGCGTAGGGCGCTAGGATGGAGCGCAAACCGCATCGCTACCCGCTTTAAAATAAATTGGCCAGCCGCTAAACGTATTATCACAAAACTAGAGGGCAACACATGAAACCAACCCGAAACGATATTTTGCAAGCATGGCTGACATTGCAGAAGGTGCGAGAGACTTACAGCCAAGACCGATTAGACGAGGCCGACAAGATGATGCTGATCGATGTCATGAAATTACTTGATGAACTACAACAGGAGGAGGCGAGACGATGATAGAAAAACTAATGGTTCCAAAATACACAGGCGGGGCGATGATTGTGGCTTTTTTATTCGGGTATGTTTTCGGAGTTATTCTTATCTAATGGGTGCGTAGTTTTAGAAGATATCGGCCCCTTGATTTTATGATTTAATGTAATTATAATTTGGATATCAGTTAACCGTATGCCAGTGCATTAAACTGATTGCAGGGGTCTACCGCCAAGTAATAGTTATCACCCTGTTAAAATTAGAAGAACCCAGTTTAATCGCTGGGTTTTTTTATGTCTTAGATTTAGTGGCCGTTTCTTTTTCTATCAAAATCTGAGTGTAATGCACCACCTTTCGCAAGTCATCAACCCCGCCCTTAGCACGCCACCGGCTGATATACTTCACAACATTGGCTTCACACCATCCCATGTCGTTCGCTAATATGTATTCAGTAGGTTGAATCATCATTAGCTTGTAGTGGTTGCCCCCTATCTGCTCGTCAAATGCGCTCATTTAATCCGCTCCACGTTTACTTTTAACCGTCCTTCTTCCCCATAGTCTTTGTGAAGAATCACGCATGTCATACTTCGAGAACTGGCATAGCCAGAGGAAGCGTGCCAAGCGTCTGCGGGTGCTAGGATGTTCCAAGACTCGAACAATGCGCCGCCATATTCCTCTTGGTTCTTGTGGTGTATGTGACCCGTCCATACAAAGGTGTGCTCCGCTTCGCCCCATTCTTTCCTGAGATTTGACACGATTGACCCGTGTAGATTGGACATTTTAATCCGATCACCGTGATGCGTCACTACTAGATTCTTGCCCCACTGCCACCAGATAAACTTGCTGGCGTTATCGAAAACGCGAACACGCGAATCTTCCTCAAAGTACAAACGCATGACCTCGTTCAGCCACAACGCAGCATCTGGATCATGATTACCTCGGACATTCACAAGCCAGACCTCGGCATGTTTCTCAAGCATACGCAAAACGGTACGCTTTATGACATTACTGGCAGCCCTAATGGTCTTGGAGTATCGACCGTCAGAGTCTAGGAGATTCTTACTGTTAGGCGTTGAGCTGGTGGAGTCGTTAACGTGCATGAAGTCGCCAAGATTCACAAGCACACCGACCTTACCCGCTGGTGCTACACTGACCAGTCGATCAACTGCATCTTCTAGCAGCCGTTGCGAAATCTTGACATCATAATCCTCGCCCATCG